CCATATCGGAGCTGATGGGCATACACCGCAGACACTTCGTAATCTTACAAATATCATGGCAAGCCATGAAAATCTTATAGCAAGCGCACTCAAGCTTGACGCTTTTAGAACAAGCATATATTGCAAGACTGTAAATCCTACATTCCTTGAGAGAGTTAATAAGGAAAAGCCGCAGACCATGGATCAGCTGGCGGATGTATGGTATGAGGGTAACGGATGCCCTTGTGGAAGGGATAGGCATTACAATCAGAGCAGGTATCATATGTTAAACCTGCACGCAACTTTCACAAAGGGGACAATCGAGTTTAGGCTTTTTCAGTTTGACAATCCTACAGCAGAGCGCAAGGGCGGAATTCATGCCGGACAGCTTAAGAGCTACATTCAGTTTTGCCTTGCATTGAGTCAGATGGCAAAGGAAGTAAGAAGCGCAAGCCCGAAGGAACAGCAGAAGGAAAACCCGAAGTACGCGATGAGGACATGGCTTTTAAGACTCGGATTCATCGGTGATGAATTCAAGACTGCACGCGATGTGTTAACAAGAAATCTTGAGGGCGATACAGCTTTCAGACATAGCAGAAATGCGGCATAGGAGAGGAGGATAAAAATGAAGAGATACTATATCGCATATGGCAGTAATCTAAACAAGGATCAGATGATGATGCGATGTCCCGGAGCGAAAGCTACCGGGACATCAATTCTTGACGGATGGGAGCTTTTATTTAAGGGTAGCAAAACAGGATCGTATCTCACGATCGAGCGAGCCGAGGGCGCTACCACGCCTGTCGCAATTTGGGAGGTAACGCCGGAAGATGAACAGTCGCTCGATCGCTATGAGGGATATCCGAGCTTTTATTATAAGCGACAGTTTGATATGGTATGTGGAGGTAAGAAGATTAAGGCTTTTGCATACATTATGCACGAGGACAGACCTATTGGGATTCCTACGCAGTTTTATATTCAGACTTGCCTTAAGGGATATGATGATTTTGGTTTTGACAGCGCTGTTTTACGAAGCGCATATCTCAAATGTGAGGAGGTGGTAAGAAATGGAAAGAATTAATTTGATGATATGCCCTGCGTGCGGTAAGTCGTACACAAATAAGCCTGCATTATCACGGGCAGACAATGTCACGCTTATCTGCTCGGACTGCGGCACAAAGCAGGCGCTTGAGAGTATAGGCGTAAGTGTGGACGAGCGCGATGCGATCATTAAAATAATAAACAAGCATAAAAAGTAATTTTTTCCCCGGCATTCTGCGAATGGAGGATGCCGGGCTTTTTATTAAAACGGATTAAAAAAAATTAAAATAAATGTTGACATACAGTGCAGGGTATGGTATTATTGCATCATCAAATGAAGGAGGGCAACAAAATGAAAATAATGGATTTGTTACAAATAATAACCGGGTATGTAATTATTTGGGATGAGGGCAACGGATGCAAGACAATATTTTCCGGCAATATTAAGGACTTTAGCGGAATAAATAAGCAAGTGACGGGCATCATTCCGGGCAACGAGGAAAAAATAATAATTAAGGTAAAAGGATAAGGAGGATAAAAAGATGAAGGTGTGGACAGAGGAAGAAATCAAGGAGCTTGTACAGACAAACGATGAGGTACTTTATGGAGCGTTGAAAAAGCTTTACGCTTGTCAGACAGCAGATGAGCAGAACGCAGGAGAAACAAGAGAGCATAATGGTAAGGGCTTCAATGGAGCAGATAGCAAGTTTTTATCAAGCGTATCTGAATTCCTGCTGAAGCGTGGATTCCTCACCGATAAGCAGAAGGCTTGCGTAAGAAAGAAGCTTGTTAAGTATAATAAGCAGTTGACAAGGTTAGCAAATGCATAAAATACAGATCGCGCCCCGGCACAGACCGGGGCGGAAAGGAGGAAATGATGAGCGATTTATTAGAGGTTATGGGGCTTGATAAGGTGTTAGACAAGGGCGAGTTTGTGGCGATGCTGATGACCTTAAAGCCGGATGCATTCCTGTGTTTTTTAGGAGCAACGATTGACAGATACGAAGATGAGCATGAAGGTTTTAGGGCTGATGAAGCAATATATAAGCTATCGGTATTGTCGCAGATGGCGCATGAAATATACAAGAGAACATAAACCGCACGAAAACAGCACGCTTACAACATTGTAGGCGTGCTTTTTTGATGTAGAATTTTAGGCATAGGAGGTTGTCTTATGGCTTATATATACTACAATCCAAATCCTACAGGGCGTATGGTTGGTGACTGCGCTATCCGTGCTATTTCAAAGGCGCTTGACATAGATTGGGAACTTGCTTATGCAAAGGTGATCGTGAACGGCTTTAGGATGGGCGATATGCCGTCAAGCGACAGCGTGTGGGGATCGGTTCTGCGACAGAATGGCTTTTATATGAGAACCCTGCCGGACACCTGCCCAGAGTGTTATACAGCAAGGGATTTTTGCCTTGACCATCCACACGGTACTTTCGTGTTGGGCTTCGGAGGGCATACGGCTTGTGTCAAGGACGGCGATCTGTATGATGCATGGGACAGCTCGAATGAGATACCTCAATTCGTATGGTATAAAAAGGAGGTTTAAGTTATGGCTTATGGTGGGTATTATCCGGCATACTATCCACAGTTGCAGGGAAATAATTTCCAAGGTGGAAACGGAAGCAATAGCGGAATAATTTGGGTACAAGGCGAAGCAGGTGCAAAAAGCTATCTTGTAGCGCCAAATACAACGGTACAACTGTGGGACAGCGAGTCGCAGACCATATATCTCAAATCGGCAGATGCATCCGGGATGCCGAGCATAAAAACGCTTGATTATACCGTCCGTGACCGCGTACAAGGCGAAATTAGGCACGAAAATACATCAAAGGTAGAATTTGTCACCCGTGAAGAGTTTGATGCCTTAAAACGGCAAATAGAGGCTTTAACAAGGACGGAGGTAAAGAGTGATGATGAATAATTTTATGCAGATGCTCACACAGATAAGGAGTAATCCGGCGGCGATCCTGTCGCAGTATGGAATACCGCAGGATATAGCAAACAATCCACAGGCGGTTGTACAGCATTTGATGAACACAGGGCGTGTATCGCAAGATCAGTATAACAGGGCTGTGTCTATGGCACAGAGTATGGGAATGGGTAAGAAATAAAAGTCAGTGCACAGGGCTTTTATCAATATATTTTAAGGAGGAATTGAATTATGGCTTTAACAGACGAAAACGGAAGCAACGGCATGGTTATGCCTGTAGCGCCTATGTACGGCGGGAACAATGGAGCATGTGGCTTCGGCGGTGATTGGGCATGGATCATCCTGCTTTTACTGCTCGGATGGGGCAATGGTAACGGCTTCGGCGGTGGATATGGTGGGAACGGTGATTTTCCGTGGCTTATCAACGGACAGCAGGGTATCAATGCCAACACAAACGCAGGCTTTAGGGATGCCATGATAAATGATGGTATCAATGGTATCAGAAGCGATATCAACGGCATATCCACACAGCTTTGCAATGGCTTTGCAGGTATCGAGGCAAATGCAAACGCGAGACAGATCGCTGATATGCAGACAGCTTTTGCCGGACAGACAGCGATGGCACAGGGCTTCAATGGTTTGCAGGCACAGCTTGCACAGTGTTGCTGTGATAATCGTTTGGCAACTTGTCAGACACAGAATATCATACAGAATGAAGGCAATATGACGAGATTTGCTGATGCAAACAACACAAGAGACCTGCTTACAAATCAGACCGCGAACACGCAGGCAATTCTTGATAAGTTATGTCAGCTTGAGCTTGACAGCAAGAATACAAAGATCGCAGACCTTGAGAGACAGCTTTCGATGGCACAGCTTGCGGCTTCACAGAGCGCACAGAATGCCTTTATACAGAGGGGCTTTACCGATGAGGTAGATGCGCTTTATAACAGGCTTTCAAATTGTCCTGTTCCCACTACCCCGGTTTATGGGCGTACCCCGATTTTTCAGTGTAATAACGGCGGTTGCGGATGCGGAAATACCGTACTGTAGGAGGTGTGACCTATGGCTGAATATTTAGCTAATGCAGTACAAAATGTTGGACTCAATGCGCCTGTGCTGTTTACGGCTTCTATCCCTTGTACTAAAGGGTATATATACCATGAGGACGAGACCGGGATTTTTATTCTCCATGGATGCACTAATAACTGCTTCGCAAGGTATCAAGTGACATTCAATGGCAATATTGCCATCCCGGAGGGCGGAACGGTTACGCCTATTGCTGTGGCGCTTGCAGTAAACGGCGAGCCGAGGCTTACAAGCAGGGCGATATATACGCCTGCGGCAGTGGATGTCTATGGAAATGTCACAAGCACGGCAATCGTTACAGTACCGCGCGGATGTTGCTTTAGCTTATCCGTGAGGTATGTGGATGCGACTACGGACGATGCGGCTACAACGCCTACACCCGTGATCGAGGTACAGAACGCGAACCTTGTGATTGACAGGATAGCATAGGAAGGAGGCAGGACGATGCACAAGTTGTATGAATTAAAGGATATGCTTTGCAAAGAGCTTGAGAAGTACGGTTCAAAAAACGAGCTTACGGCAGGCAGTCTTGATGTGGTTGATAAGCTTGCACACGCCGTCAAGAATATCGACAAGATACTTGAGGCAGACGGCGGCGAGTATAGCGGCGACAGTATGCCTTATATGAGGGGCGGAAACCGCAGTTATGCAAGAGGCAGAGGACAGAACGCACGCCGTGATGCTCTGGGAAGGTACAGCCGTGAGGGAAGTTATGGCTATTCTATGGCAGGCGATATGGCTGTGGAGTTAAGAGAGCTTATGCAGGACGCGCCGGATGCACAGACAAGGCAGGATATACAGCGTATAGTTGACAGGCTGTCACAGATGTAAGAAAGGCGGTGACCTCTTGTGATAACTGAAAAGGACTTGCAGGAGGCTATAGCCGAGTGCGAAGGAACGAGAAACCCAAACGCAAACACCTGTATCAAGCTTGCGGCTTTTTACACTATTAAGCGTGAGCTGTTTGGAAGCGGTGAGCCTGCGCCTATGTCCACATACTCTTACGCCCTACCCCGGCAGGACAGCGACAAGGATTATGAGAGCGATACAGAGTTTGGACGGTTGATCGCAGGCAAGAACAAGGCTGATGTGTGGATGGTGATTGATGATCTGATGACCACACTATCCATAGTCAATCCCCGGCTTTATGACAGTGTTATTAGAAAATTAAATCAGATATAGCCTTGTGGCTTTGTATATGCCCCATAGAGCGACTTTTTATCGGTAAGCGATAAAATGTATGCCTATAGGGCATTTTTTTATTGTAGGGCATTTTAGAGGGGTTGTCGCAGGTGTGTAGGTAAGTGTAGCATTGACCTTCATTTATAACTTTTTTTCTATATATTTTTTCTCTATAGGGACTTTTCTATAAATGTATTCATATTGTACATTATATACACTAAAAATATATAAAAAATATATATATAATTATGGGTGGTAAAAAAAAATTAAAAAAAGTGTTGACAAGGGGCTTATAGGGTGGTATTATGGCATTGTGCTTGAGGCACGGACAAAAATCAAGGATTGAAGGGAGGTGAAAAGATGTCACTTGCAGACGAAATGACAAGGTACAGAGCAAAGAACAGGCTTACACAAAGAGAGCTTGCGGAGCGTGCCGGAGTGACGGTGCAGACGATTTGCAATGTGGAGACGGGACAGCAGACGCCGAGCCGAACCACAGAGGCAAAGATAAGGTTGGTAATGGAAGAGAAGGAGGCACAGGATGAAGGTTAGTATATCACAGATTAAACAGTTTAAGGCTTGCAGGCGTGCGTGGTATCTGCATTATGTAGAGAACCTTGAGCCTGTATCAAAGTCGGATGCGTTGACCGTTGGCACAAACTACCACGCCCTGCTTGAGACCTTATACAAGGACGGTAAGCTTGAGGATGTAGAGCCGACTAAAGAAGCGGCTATGGCTAAAGCCTATGAAAAGTACATTTTCCCGGCTGTCAAGGTTGAGCTTGCAGAAGAGTGGCTTGAGAAGGAAATAACGCCGGATGTAACGCTGATAGGGCGTGTGGACGGTATGACCGCAGATGGTGTGGTTGTGGAGCATAAGACTACAAGCAGGGACATCGGCGCAGAATACGAATATAATCTGATGTGGGATGAGCAGGTATTAGCTTATATGTACCTCACAGGCACACGCCGGATAATATACACGGTGGTTAAAAAGCCCACGATCAGATTGAAAAAAGACGAAACGCAGGAAGAGTTTTATAAGCGTATGCTTGCGTGGTATGATGAGGATACGGAGTCAAAGATAAGGACTTTTGATGTAATCCGTACTGATGATGAGGTTGAAGAATGGGTGCAAGAGTACAAGGACACAGTGGCGCAGATGGATGGCAAGCACTGTTACAGAAACACCTTGCACTGTTCAAGCTTCGGGAGCGATTGCCCTTATAGGAGCGTATGCCTGCACTATGATAAGTCGCAGGAGTACATAGAATTTACAAGGAGGGAAGAACATGGAGATAACAAAGATTGATGCAAAGGCTATGCAGAAAAAGCCTTATACAGCGCTTTTGTACTGTGCGCCGGGAGTCGGCAAAAGCACAGCGATCGGGCTGATTGCGGAACACAGCGAGGGTAACACACTTGTGCTGGATGTGGACAGAACCGTGGAGCGCACACTTGCCAAGGGTGAGGTTGTCAAGGACACAAGCAAAGTGCTTGTGGCAAAGGTGGACAATATTGAGACCTTTAGCAGTTGGACAAAGTTGTTAAAGGAGGAGATCACGCCGGAGTTTATCAAGGCGAACAAGATCACGACTATCGCGGTTGATAATGTGAGCGAACTTGAGCGCTGTATCCTGTCAAATTTAGGCGCACAGGGTAAGAATAAAGGTGTTCCGGCAATGAGCGACTATCAATATATGCAGTTTCAGCTTGTCAATTCGATGCGGTATATGAAAGCATGGGGCGTGAACATTGTGTGGACTGCGTGGGAGGTAGTCAGAGATATCGTACACCCGGACGGCACGAAGTATTCACAGCTTATCCCCAAGATAAGCGAAAAGATCGTGGATAATATTTGCGGCCTGTGTGATGTGGTAGGAAAGATACTTGTAAACAAAGAGGGCAAGCACAGCATCCTCTTAGAAGCCACACAGAATATATATGCAAAAAATCAGATTGACAGTCGCAAGGCGTGCGCTGTTGAGGATTTTGTAAAGTTTGGAGAAAAGAAGGAGGATAAGTGATATGAGATTTGTGGTTAAGGTTGAGTATTATCGATTCGTTTTTGACAATATGGAGGAGGCTTCAATCTTTGCGCAAACTGCAAAGATGCACAGCAAGACAAAGGACGGAAATACCGTAGAGGTTAGCATTTTGATCGTAGATGATAAGGAGGATGAGTAGTTATGGCATGGGATTATAAGAGAGACGAGACAAAGGCAGATTTTAAGCCTATCCCGGAGGGCAAGCACAGAATAAGGATTAAGAGCGCAGAGGAAGCTGTCAGCAAGAACAGCGGAAATAACATGATCGCTTTGCAGTTTGAGGTAAGTGGACACAAGGGGTTGCTGTTCTTTTACATAGTTTTTCAGCCGGACAAGCCGGAGAACACGAACCGCAGTTTGACAAGGTTTTTCGATTGCTTCAAGGGCATACCCGATGGCAATTTTGAGCTTGATAAGTGGGTAGGACAGGTCGGTGCTTGTATGGTTAAGCATGAGGAGTACAACGGCAAGACATCGGCAAAGGTTGCTTTTCTGCTCAACGCAGACGAAGCCGTAGGACTGCCCGCATGGGTAGAGCCGGACAACGGTGCAGGCAATTCAAGCACAGGCACAAGTACAGATTTTGTATCAGTGCCGGAGGGTAGCGGGGACAACTTGCCATTCTTTTAGGAGGTAGGCATGAACAATAAGGCTTTAGGCACAGCTTTCGAGAGAGAGCTGTGCCAAATTTTACAAGAAAAGGGTATGTGGGTACACTTTATCGAGCCGAACAAGGCAGGCGCACAGCCTTTTGATATAATCGCTGTTGCTAATAATATCCCGATAGCGATTGACTGTAAGACAAGCGCACGGGCGGTGTTCCCGGTAACACGCTTGCAGGATAATCAAGTATTTGCTTTTGAAAAATGGCTTGACTGCGGGAACGAGTACGCGGTGATCGCAGTAAAACATGAGGATAAGATATATTTCATTGATTATGAGTGGCTTAAGGAAGAAGAAAAGCTTAACCTTAAGGATTGTGCGCAAATGCGCAAGTGGCTTGACGGGAGGTTTTAGGTATGGAGGCTGTTTTTAGCAACAAGATAACGATTAAAAATCCCACTCCTGCGATGCTTGAGTATTGCAAGGCGCTAACTTTACCGAACCCGGATTTTTATAAGCTTCAGAATATGGGGAAGTGGACGGGAAACACGCCACGCGACATCGTGCTGTATGAGCGTGTGGGCGATGATCTTGTGTTACCGTTTGGCTGTATCGCAGGCGTGAGGGCAAGGCTTAAAGGAGATACCCCTGTAAGGCTTGATTTTGCCCCTGTGCGCCCTTTTAACTATCAAAGCCATATAAACCTATACCCATACCAAGAAACAGCCGCAGATATGGCTCACACACAGCGTAACGGTGTAGTGGTGATGCCATGTGGCGCAGGAAAGACGCAGACCGGGCTTGAGATTGTGGCTATGGTAGGCGGCAGAGCGCTATGGCTTACACACACGCAGGACTTGCTTAATCAGAGCATGGCAAGAGCAAAGTCGGTGTTTGGCTGTCCTGCGGAAAGCTACGGAACTATCACAGAGGGCAAGGTAAACATAGGCAAGGGCTTGACCTTTGCCACGGTTCAGACGATGGCAAAAATTGACCTTGCCGATTTGAAATATGCTTTTGACTGCGTGATCGTGGATGAATGCCACAAGGCAGTCGGTAGCCCTACGAAGGTAATGCAGTTTTATAAAGTCTTGTCGGCTTTATCCTGCCGATACAAGTACGGCTTGACAGCCACGCCGGAGCGCTCGGACGGACTTGAAAAATCTATGTTTGCACTGTTGGGCGGTATCTGTGTGGAAGTGGAGAAGGAGACGGTGGCACACACCACCTGCCCGGTAAGGGTACAGATGGTTCAGACCGATTATTTCCCCTCTATGGACATCGTGCTTGCGAGTGATGGTACTCTCAACTATGCAAGGCTTGTGGATGATATGATACATGATGATGAGCGCTTCAAGGTGGTAATGGATATAGTGAATGATATACCACACGCCTGTCCTACTCTTGTGCTTGCAAATCGTGTGGAGTATCTGCGGGATATGTGTACCAACTACGAAAAGACGGGCTTGTGTCTGTCGGGTACAGGTAACAGCAAGGCGGCGAAGGCAGAGCGCAAAGAAGCACTGCGGAAGCTCAATAACGGCGAGCTTGATGCCGTGTTTGCCACATATGCCTTGGCTCGTGAAGGACTCGATATTCCAAACCTGCGGTATGTGGTATTTGCTACACCCGAAAAAGACAAGACCACGGTGATACAGGCGGCAGGGCGTGTCGGCAGGCGTGCTGAAGGCAAGGACTACGGCACAGTGATCGACTTTGAGGATAACTTTGGGATGTTCCGGGGATGGGCTAAAACACGCCGGAAGTATTACAGACAGCTTGATTATGAGGTGAGCGAATGATCGAATGGAATTATAAGCGAAAACAGCCGAAGAGCCTGTATAATGTCTTTTTGGAGTATGTGACGGATGCCGGGGAAAGCATGAGCGAGTATTTGGGTGATACGCTTGCTTTTTCCCCGGAGCAGGCGGCGCGGTATATGTCCTATAAGCACGGCGATAATGGTAATCGGGAGGTGTCCTATAAAGGGTACACCTGCCGATACTATGCGAAAGAGGTTGACATATAGCGACATAAGCGGTATTATGTGACGGTATAAAGGAGGTGAGGCTATGAGTCAGATGTACAGTTTGAGAAGCGCGGCAGAGCTTTTAGGCATTAAGACACGCACAGCGAGGCTGTGGGTGCATGAGGGCAAGCTGTCAGCGATCAAGTATCCGGGCAGTCAGCGGTGGTATGTTACCGCAGAAGAAATCGAGAGGATAAGGAGTGACAAAGATGGTAACAAAGATTGAAAATATCCCGGAAGAGTTAAAGGCGTGCAATAACTTTGTTTGTTGGGTGGGTAGTGACAAAATCCCGAAAAATCCCAAGACAGGCGGTAACGCAATGAGCAATAACCCGGATACATGGGCAAGCTTTGATGAGGCTGTTGCCGGATGTGAAAAGTACCGTTTTGATGGTATTGGTTTCATGTTCGCCCCTCCGTACTTTGGTGTCGATCTTGACCACTGTCTTGACAATGTGGATTTCTGTGATGAGTTTGTGGAAACCTTGCAGAGCTATGCGGAAATCTCAAAAAGTGGTAGCGGACTACATATAATCTGCAAAGGTACACTTCCCAAGGGCAATAGGCGCAAGGGTGGCGTTGAAATGTATTCAAACGGCAGATATTTTATCTGCACAGGTAATCTGTATAACGAAAAATACAAAGAGATCAAGGACTGCACGGAAACTATCAAGGTTTTACACAGCAAATATTTACCGTCCACAGAGCCGAAGCTTGAGCCGAGGCGTGTTGAGCTTGTCAATTTTGACGATACAGAGGTTATAGACCGGGCGCGTAATTGCCGGACAGGTGGGCTGTTTTCGATGCTTTATGAGGGAAATTGGCAAGGCGTTTATAGCTCACAATCCGAGGCAGACCTTGCCTTGTGTAATCAGCTTGCCTTTTGGACACAGCGCAATGCCGATCAGATGGACAGGATTTTTCGGAGCAGTGGCTTGATGCGCCCGAAGTGGGATACCAAGAGAAGCGGTAGCACATACGGTGAGATCACCATAGGCAAAGCCTGCGCACAGTGTGTGGATGTCTACGAGCCACAGAAATACCGAGACTATACAGCCATTGCGGTGTCGCTGTTTAAGGATGGCAAGGTGGGTGCGGAAGAGGTAAAAAAGCAGTATGATATGACCGATACCGGGAACGCGCAACGACTCAAAGATAAATACGGTAATATTATTCGATACTCTTACAATCGTAAGAAGTGGATGTATTGGGACGGTAAGGTGTGGCGGCTTGACGATAGCGGCGAGATAAAGAAGCTTGCCGATGCGATAGCGGAAGATATCAAGCGTGAGGCTTTTGTTGAGCAGGACGAAAAGACACAGATGGACTTGCTTAAGTGGGCGAATAAGACAGCCAACAGCAAGGGC